CTTTCTCTCTGGCTTGGGCATCTGATTCATTCAGCCAAACCGAATGCATCAGTGTGACGCTGTACTCGCCACCAATGGCTTTATCCAATACAAACACTTTCTTGAAGTCGTATTCACCAGCTGTGCGAGCTTCACCAGCGCTACGTGTGGCATCCCTCAGTCCCAGTGTAAATAGACCGGCAGGCGTAATCCGGTTCTGCGGTAGATCGTTGTTGCCTTTGTAAAAGTCGCCAATGGCCGATCCATACAGCACTTTCTTGTCAAGTAACAAAGAGCCATCAGGCTTGAACACAAACACTCGAGCCGCCGGCTTATCCGCAATCACCATCAGCTTATCGCTCTTGATCAATCGATCTTTAATGCTGGGATATAAAACCTTGTAAGCCTGTCTTGCGCTGGGCGACATGCGTGGAATCACCTCTTCGGGTACTTCGGCCAGCACCTGTTTGTCTTCTCTGTATGTGTAACTTGGATGGAATAAGAACTCAGGTGAAGAAATGTTGACGGGGTTAAAGATCATTGCAGCCGACAACACGCCAGCATGTAACTTGCGGATGATCTCCCGAACAGCTTTGGCTACAGCTTGGGCACCCTCGTTGGCGAACCGAACAATATCGTCCTTGACCATCTGGACGAAATCATCTGTGCCTCGCTTGACACCGTAATGCTTCTCTAACTTCTGAACGTCAGGGGCAGGTAGGCGCTTGACGTTCTCATCAATGAGTCTGGCTTCTACATCAATTGTGAAAGGTTCTTGTGTAATGACCGGCACGGTTGGCTGTAACGCCCGCAGGTACTCACCCAACTGCTGACGCTGCACTCCAATACCGCCAGATGTTGCATTGATAGATGCCTCAGGACTGACCAAACCGAACGACTGTAACTCTGCAACAGCCGCCCGCATGACGCGCTGATACTCTTTGCCACCCACAATCATCACATCAGTGATACCGCTTGGGATCTTGATGTTCGCTATGTACTTAGGCAGGTTGGCGAGCATGGTGTCCGCTCTGGCCGTAGACATCACCTCGTCGTAAGGGGCAATCTCTTGGTTAGTGTTAATGAATCCGTGCTTGGCAGACAAGATCACCACCAGCGGAAAAGCGCCTGGCTGGACGTTGGACTTGTATGTTTGGAAGAACACGCCCTTGTAAAGCTCCATAGCTGTAGCTTTGGCTGGGCCTTTCATGTCACTGCATGGCATCAAAAGCAGACGCTGATTGGATGGCAAGTTATCTGGCGCCTGCTCATCATTCACAATGTCTTCGCCCTGCGCTTCGTTGGCCTCGATGGCAAACTCTCGAGGATCAATGCCCGCATCACGCAGAGCATCTTTAATATCTTCAATCTCGTTATCAATGAAAGATGTGTCGCCAATCGTGACGCTCTTTCGTTGTTGCAGCTTGACCAGCTCGTTTTGCATGTCAGTCAGTTCTTTCTCTGACAACACGGGAGCTTCTTCAACGACAGCGGGACGTGCTTGTTTGGGCTTGCCTTGCAGCTCTTTCAAGCGATCAATCAGTACAGACATCTCCTTGTCAATCTCTGCTTCTCTGACTTCATCTTCTACTGGTAGCTTGATTTGCTCCAGAGCCAAGCGCTTGATACCAGCATTGATCTTTCTGATCTCTGCTTCACGCTCGCCGGTGGTAAGTTCAGCAGCGGCCTTGGCTTTAGGCTTGGCTGTAGGAGCAAACAAGCCCTCTGTAATGGGCGGTGCAGTAGGCGCTGTTCGTGCAGGTTGCTGTGCCATATCAGCGGCGCCAAACATGTCGATCGTTGGCGCTTCTTCTTGCTCGGCTACTTGCGGTTGCAGTTGGAAGAAATCTCTTTCTCGGTCTGCTATGTCTTTCGCTTCTTGCGCTTGACGGTCTGCATCTTGAGTGGCCTCTCTGGCTCGTATCTCTGCTTCTGTTTCTCCACGCAATTCCAACTGGGGCGCTTCTACCCCACGGGCCGCACGGATCTCAGCCACCAGCTCAGGACTGGTTGACCAGTTCTCAAGTGCAGCTTTCTGGGCTCTGAGCTCTTCAATGCGCCGATTGATTGCGTCAGGGTCACGAACATCGATACCTTCCGCCTTGGCCATAGCAGGATTCTTGGCTGCACCAGTGATAGCAGAGAGCCGGGACGCAATAGAATTTTGCATCTTGGCGGCAATCTTGGCCATCTCCTGCGCTTCTTTGATCAGGCTATCATCAAAGCCAAACATGTCGGTGGTTGTGTCTCGCTCCGCCGCCATAGCCTTAACGGCTTGCATGGTGTTCGTTGCCGCCTGCATAGACTTACCGTCCATGATGGCTTGCAGTCCCACGTTCTGAAGTCTTGCGTCATTCGGTGCGTTTATGGCGATGTTGTACGCCGCTTCGTCCCCGATCCTATCGCCACGAACTGCGGCAATGAGCTCCTCTTCTCCCTGAGTTGCGATTCCGTAAGCCCGCTTGCCCAACGCTCTCGCCAGTAATCCCTTACCGACTGCTTCTTCTCGGCTGATTTTTGAGCCTTTGAAATAATCGACATAATCTTTTACCTTTCCTTGGCCGTCTCTAATGTTTAATTCAGAATCTAAGGTTGTGGCTTTGTCTAGGTCGAAACCTTCCGACTCATAATGAATCTGTGCGGGGATCGTGGCTTCGCCACTGCGGCCTGCCAGATCAAAACGATGCCTACCTGAGATAACTTCAAGCTTCCCATCCAATCGTTTCCACAACTGGACTGGTGCTACTCCCATACGCTCAAACTTGCCCGCCAAAGGCTCAACAACGCCTTTCTCATTTGCCCCCACTTTAAATTGTGGCAAGTCTTTTGATAGCTGAATATCTTTTAGCGGAACCTCGACAGTAGGCAAGCCGGCCAAAGCCTGCTGTTCTGGGGCGGGTTCAAACAGCTTTGGCGTTTGGGCAGGTGGTACTGTTGGCGTTTCTGGCAAAGAGGCCGCAGCAATGGTTGGCTTGATAGGCGTAACAGGTGTTACTGGTGGAGCAGGCTGCTTGGCGCTGAGAATGGACGCGGCTATTTCTTCAACTGTTGCACCAGCTTTGATAGCCTCGTTTAAGGTTGCCTCAAGCGCTCTGCCCTGCTTTGTTACGCTAGGATCGCCCATAAAATTGAGCTTGCCTTCGGGCGTGACAGTTAACTGCACACCGCCTTCTGGCTGCAAGCGGTTTTGATCGTTGATCGCTTTCAACCATTTGTCTTTGGTTGACGTTTCCGCAGGCGCTTCTGTTAGGGGGGCAGGTGTTACTTCCGGCTCGGTCACAGTAACAGGTGTTACGCTGACATTTTTCGGCTGAGCCAGATCTTCATCTGTCATCATGCCCGGAACGGCCTCTACCTTTGACGGCGTAATCGCTGGGGCTGGGGATGGTACAAGAGGCGGAGCGCCATCAAGCGCTGGTTCTATCCGACCGCCGGGCTCCGGAGCCAAGGGGACAAATGCAAAGTCAGTCTCATCAACCGGCGGAACGACACCCTGCGGCGGCTCGGGCTCGTTTGATGTTGGCTCTTGACGTGGCGCAGCAACAGGTGCCGCCGGTCTTTGCAAAGCGGCCACACCCACATTCACAGCGGTACCTGCTGGCGCACCAGCGGCTTCAGCGGCGGCGGCATTGATTACGTCTTGGATATTTTCACGCGTAACTGGCAGGCCTTGCTCCTGAAGATATTTCTTGGCAGCAATTTGCGTGGTTTCTTGCAGAGAGCCCGTAACAGCTTCACCGGCAATATCTTTGGGCAGCTCCTTGACGGCTTGCTTGATGTTGGCAACTCTACCAACAGATTTACTCAGACTAGCCTTGGCTGCTTTGGCGGCAGGACCAAGTAACAAGTCAAACGAGCCGGACACCAGACCTGTAATTAAGCTGGCATCGCCCGTATCAGCAATGTATTTCGCAATAGCTGCGCCCTGCTGATCAGGAGGCAGGCTCTTTGTCTGGTCTTGAATAAACTTCAAGCGGTTGCCCACCGCTTCAGACACGCCCATGGTTGAACTGGCGACCAGTAGACCAGGTTGTTTTGTCACTACGGCGGCAAGCATGATGGGAGCCATCTGCACAGCGCCCGACCCCATGTTATAGCCTAGCCAGTTGGTGAAATCAGCAACGACTGCCGGATCAGTCCAGTTAATGTCGGTGAACTTTTCAACGCGAGGACCGTACTTTTCCTTGTTTTCCTGTGCGTATTTATTGAGCATGTCAAGGTGAGTACGGGTATCCGTAGCCATGGCTTGGAACTCTTTTTCCGTAGTTCCGCGCATCTTGGCCGTAACATCGGGCGCATTGCGGTTGCCGTAGTAACTATTGACCAAGCTGAGATTTTGGCCCTCTTTGCGCATTTCTTCGTAGACGGGATCTTTCTTCAGCGCATCGAGTGAGGGGTAGACACCGCTGTCAATCTTGCCCATGAGCTCAAGACTTTTCTTGCGGGACACCATTGCACTGGCGGAGCCCTGCAACGCAAGTTGCCGACCCATAGAGGGCAGAGCGTACTCAACAGCACCCTTGGCACCCTTGACAAATTCATCCCCAAAAGAGAATGCTTTTTTCGGGGCGACTGGCGACGGCTCTGTATTGGGGGCGCCAATTGACCCCATCATTAACTCTTCAGGGGAGAGAATGGGCTCCGATTGGATGGGCTTTGGCTTCTTTAAGGGCTCATCCAGCTTACCTGTAAACGGCACAAACCCTGTGCTAGTCGGTTCATCCAGTTTGCCCGTAAACGGCACAAACCCAACACCAGTCGGCTCATCTAGCTTGCCCTTGAATTCTTCGAATGCCATGGGTTAACCTTATTTTTCAATGTATCGTGAGCCGTTAGGTAATTTATAAACTTTTTTACCTCCACTGGTTCCTTCCAAAACCGCACCAGGTGGCAGTGCGTTAAGACGTGCATCAGGCTTGGCAACTGGGGGTGGAACAACTTTGCGCTGTTGACTAGACGGAGTCATTGAGGCTGCATCGTCTCTAATTGTTTTATTCCTATGTTCTAATTGAAGATTTGTTGGGTTTCCTTGTCTTCTATTTTCATCGTCTAACTTTTTAAGTCTGTTCGATTCTAGTGTTATTGGATCTTTGCGATTTCCCAAAGCCTTTGAAAAATTATCTGTTGCTTTATCGATTGCCTGCTGGCTTAATTGTTGAGCGGTTAATTCCTGAGCGCCCCCTGCAATGCCTGCTTGCACATTTTGACCTGTTAGTGTTGCTCCTACTTGCGCGTTTGCAATCTCTTGTTTTATCAGAAGCATTGGAGCTTTTGCGTAGGCCTCTACCCTTAGAGCCTCTTCGGTTTTTGGATTACCTTTTTGTTTTTCGTCACGAACATAGTCATTAATAAAGGTACCCAAGTCTGTTGGCTTATGTGCCATCTGCAATCGAGCGACTGCTATAGCATTTTGACGTTGCCGCTCCGCTTTATCTGCTTCGGCCTCCAGCTCACGCTCTTTGCCGTACAAGCCAATACCGCCTTTGAGCGCTTCAAGTTGCTCAGCCCGAGACATGCGGTCAAGCTCAGCACGACCTCTGAGTGATGTTTCATCTGCAAGCCTGCGCTGTCTGTATGCCTCTTGCACTGCTGGCAATGCTTTGATACCAGCTTCACCCAAGTTTTCCAAAGCACGTGGAGACTTACCCGCAGCCAAGTTCAACCCAAACTGCGCCAGAGCCAGATTCAAGTCTTGCTTCTTGGTAGCCTCGGCAGCACCAGATCGGTTCTTTAGATACTCTTCATACTCTGTCTGACTAGCGCCTTTAGGAATGGCCTCCATGAGCTCCCGATACTGTCTAACTTGATCTTGGATGGTGAGGGGAGTGCGCTTGAGTACATCTGGCTCTGCTTGTGGTTGCTGATAATAGGAGCTGGTACGTTTGTATCTCTCATCTACCAAATCGCCCGTCTGAAAGTGCTGCACCGCACCGCCATCTTCAAACGCAATAATGCCACCGCCTGCATATTCCTGCGGCAGATTAGACGCTAGAGATTCAAGACCTTGGCTTTCTTGAGCGGCTTGCTGCATTACCTGTTCGGCAATGGGTGGAGCCTGTTGGCCTTGTGGGGCTTGTGGCATCCCAGCACCAGCCATAGTTTGCGCCATCTGCGCTTTAACTTCAGTCAGCCTCTGGGTAAGTTCTTGTATCAGTGGGATACCAACATACGGTTGGATCGAGCCGTTCTGAACGCCATCAACAAGATTTTTCTGTATAGCTTGAATATCTTGTGGATTCGTGGCGCGTTTAGCCATAGCCGCCATGGAAGCGGCACGGCGTGACATATCATCTTGTAGGCTATTGAGGCTCATGAAACTTCCTTATGTTCTGCTGGGGTTCATGGCGTTGTACAAACCCAGACCAGCTATGCCAGCACCACCGACTTGACTCAACAAGCTAGGGGAAGCTTGATACTGATTTGTTGTTGTACCAGGTAATGCATAACCACGCACCAACGCATTAAGCTGGTTGTATCTTTGCATTGGATTTTCTTGCGCTTGTGCAAAGTTCTGAATTGCTTGATTGATGTACTGCTGTTCTTGCTGCTGTTGCTGTCCGCCAATTTGATTCTGTAGACCCAAGATGCCCGTCTGTGCAGCCAGCTGCTGTTGACCCAAAGTACCAAGCGTACCTGCGGCTCGATCAGCTAAACCGTAACCGGCTTGAGCGCCAGACACGCCCTGTAAACCAACTTGAGCGCCTTGCATGCCTTGAGCGGTTCCGGCCAGTTGGCGATCCACGCCCTGAAGTCCAGTTTGAGCACCTTGCATACCTGCTTGGGCGCCTTGAATACCCGTGCCATACAGTTGGTTGGCCGTAGTTAAACCCTGCAAACCAGCTTGCTGACCCTGCATAGCAGTTCCAATACCAGACAGACCTAATTGACCACCTTGCAAGGCAGTACCCAGTCCCTGTTGCGCACCCTGAAGACCTTGTAGTCCGAATTGAGCGCGTTGGCCAATATTGGCTTGGGCTTGTTGATAGGCTTGCTGCAAGCCTTGGGCACGGACTGCATCCATTTGAGAGGCAAGCGCACGATTAGCTTCAGCATTCTCAATAGCCTGACGAGAGCCGCCATAAGCACCCGCACGAGCAGCTTGCGCTCCACGTTGTGTACGGGCAATATCTGCTTGGCGCTGTAAGCCTTCCAGTTGAACATTTGTTACTGCCTCTTGATAAGGAGACATGTACGCTTGGTACGTACTGGGACTTGTAGCCATCTGACCGTACAGGTCACCCATACCAGCAGCTTGACGAGCGTAGTTTTCTGCTTGACCAGAAACATCGCGGCCATATTGCTCTGCACGAAGACCCATCTGTCCAATGTCAGCGGCTTGTTGTCCATACTGCTGTGCTTGTGGGGATAGACCTACGGCTTGTGCACCATACCTTGCACCTTGTTGACCGTACCCCGCACCCATGCTCCCGTAATAGTCGCCACCCTGCATGCCCATTTGTTGGCCTTGCTGGCCAGATTGAAAGCCCGCATTACCATACCCATAAGCACGTCCAGCAGAATCAATTCCGCCTTGAGCGGCTTGATTGGCATAACCTGTGGCCTGATTAAACTGGCCGGGCACTTGCAAGTTGGCCGCATTAGCTTGCACTTGCTGTTGCAGGGGGCTAAAGCCCGCTACGTAATCTTGTACGTTGGCGCTGTAAGGTACAAACGGTTTGGCACCTTTGAGAACATAGTTGCCGTTTTCGTCTACCGTGTAATCAAACAGCTCTTGTGAAGCGCCGCCAATAATGCCTTCAACCTGAGGACGCAACCAGTCAGGGATATTGGATTGGTTTACCGTTGTTGTCGTTGGGCCACCGCCGCCACCACCGCCATCAGCGTATAGAAAAAATTGGTTGAAGAAAAACCACTTCCAATATTTTAAGAAATTCATACCAATACCTCTACTAAAGTGTTGCGCGTTTCAAAGTTATAGCGTTTCAAAAGACGTACCATAGCTTCCCGGCAATAGCCCTGAATTTTTGTTGCACCATGCGTCTTTAACAACGCCTTTAACTGCTCAAAAGTGTCTTGATTGGAAATAAGGTTTCCGCCAATGGTGGTAAAAAATGCGACTCGGTGCAATGGATAATTTATCAACGACACCGTACCAGCGCCATGAACTATGTTCTCTTCATCTACAGCCACCAAAAGCAACCATTGCCCTGAGACAACAAACAATTGAATGTGCTCAATCGTATAGCCAGCAGCCCAGTCAGGGAAATCTCCGCTTTTTTGCATAGCTTCTTCAAGAAACGGCTTTACCAGCGGCCATGTTTGATGGACGTAATTTACATCAACAGGGCGCACAGTTAAATTCATTCGTCATTATCCAGCAACGAGGCAATCCCACCTTCAGCACGGCGCATCACGTTGGGTGTGCCACGCATTTGGGAAGACCTGCCCACGATTGCTTGGCTAGGGCCAGACGATGTGCGTTGCGCCATAGGCTGTTGATAGCTAAACGGCGTTTGCATTTGTTGCTGCGGCTGTTGGTAGCTAAACGGTGTTTGATACTGATTTGTGTAAGGATTAAATTGCTGCTGGGGGTATGGGTTGCCTTGACCAGAATAATCGCCGCCGCTTCTGTCGTACAGGGATTTAACTGTGTCATACCCACCAAACCGTTGGAATTCTGCGGTAGGCACACCACTACCGGTCATAGACCTCTGCATCAAAGTTCTTGCAAGTTCAGGTGTTAACCCACCGCCTCCACCCATACCGCCGCTAGAGCTAAACGGGTTTTGTGCTTGAGGTATGAAACCCTGATACCCACCCATATACCCCGGTTGATTTTGCGTATATTGCGTGTATCGGTCGTTTGGGTTTTGTGTTTGATAATCTCGAACAGAATTAGCAAACTTCTGAAAAAAGTTTTCTGGTGTGTACTCCCCTGTTTGAAACGCATTGATGTGGCTTTGCCTACCCCCTGCGTCCATTTGGTTTGTACCAGTACCAACTCCGAAACGCCCAATACCCGCATAGGCGCTGTCTACCAAACTTTGAATCGTCATTGGTGTGCCGTATTGGCTCACGCCCAATGGATTTGTTGTGGCGTAGTTAGCATATTGCGACTGATATGCTGGTTGATAAAACTGTGAGTCTTGTCCAGATGGACGGGCGCCACGTGTTTGAGATAACGCTAGATCTCGAGCTATGTTTGCTTGCCTCTGTTCTGGAGTTAGAGCAGGAGCAGGAGCAGCCTTTGCCTTTGCCTTTGCAATTTCAGCTTCAGCTTCAGCTTTTCTTTGTGCCTCCATTGCGTCCCTGAGGCCTGTTTGGTTACCCATGCCATAAAACTCACGCAAACCAGTTTTAGGATTTATAGTTCCAGCGCCACCCCTAGACTTTAAAAGCGCAGCCTCTTCTGGATTGATGTGAGCAAGCATGGTGTCGCCATATCTACCCTTGGACGCTAGTTTTTTAGGGTCACGCATATTATTCTCCTTAAGCTGCCATGTATTGGCGGGGATTAATCTCACGACCTTGAGCTTTGCTACCAGTACGTGCTTTACGCACTTTGGCCATCATTGCGTACAGTTGTTTGGCACCCGCATCCGTTGATCCATTACCAAGGTGGGAAACCACATCAGCAGGAATAACAAACTCACCATCTGCCAGACGTGCAGGGCGCTTGCCAGCAATATTTGCAGGGATGCTGTCAGACATGCCGTCACCGGGGCCTTTGAGCATGCGGCCACCATCAGAGTAGCTGCCCAAATCAGCAATACCACCACGAGCCATTGCTTGGTACATAGGCTCTTCACCCACCATGCGGTCGTAACCACCCAAAGCAGCAATACCACCATCAGCATAACCTGCTGGGCGATAAGAAGCTGGGTTGTACTTGAAGCGGCTAAGTGGTCCAGAGTACTCTTCTTCTTCTTCTTTTTTCTTCTTTTGACTAGCACCGGCCAGCGCAGAACCTGCGGCGCTGAACTTATTGTTCATTAAAGAAGACATTGGGTTGTCCGCAAACTTCTTTATGCCTCCCAGAAAAGAATCGTCAACTGGTGGGGTGGCAGACGCCATAGGTATGGTCGCCACAGGTGCAGCGCCAGCGACAATAGGGGTAAAAGCACTAGGCACGGCGGGGGCCATAACGCTGTTAGCTAATCCAGCAATACCCAAATCGCCTGTAAGCGGAAGTGCTGTATTTATTGCCCCGTTAATGGCAGCGTTTCCAGCGGCGGATTGTGCGGAATTTAACAAAGCCGCGTTAGCCATAGTTGGAGCCATATTGGTGGCAGCAGTTTGCGCCAGACTAACAGAGGGAGCCGTCATTGCGCTTATAGCCGGACTTACAGCAGCGCCAGCACCCCCAGTAAGCGTACCCATGAGAGCACCTTTAAGTGGATCGCCACCAGTCAATAGCGCAGAACCACCGCCCATTACCGCGCCAAGCATCGCCGCTTCGCCAACTCCGCCCATTGCCATAGTGTTCTCCTTAATTACGTTGCATTTTAGTATTAAGGGGTCACTGTGCCAATAGCGCCAGACCCAGAAACACCAGTTAAATTTAGAGTTATTGTGCCCCCAACAGGCCCAACAGTTCCTACCGCCCCCGAACCTTGCACCCCAAGCAATCCAATAGGTACTTTAATACGCAACACATTTGTGCCTGTTTGTAGCGTACCGCCCTGTGTATCCCTGTACACATCCCCTTCACGTAGGCTGTCGTAATCCTCATCGGTGGGCAATGTACGTATATCAAGATTCAACGCGGCCAAGTTCAATTGCTGAACAGTATTGATGTTGTTAAAGAACAACCGAATCACGTTACTGAACGAGTTCATGTACGACTGGTCATATTCCTTAGGAGCTTGCGGAATATTTGGAGCCGAGCGGTTTTGTAACATTGACATTTATCTACGCCCGTCAGGTTTGATGTCAAGTCTAGGTGCGCCCAGCTGCCATGTTGTACCAATTTGATCTGAGGAAATCTTAAAAATCATCTGGCGACCACGAGCGCGGGTGTAGATGATCCCCGTGTACTCTTCAGTAATAACGTAGTTGGAGCCTTTGGTGACATTGGCCGCAGCCGTATTTCCAGTACCAGACCCCGAGCTTTGCATGGGGTACAGCGTCATGGTCACAGCAGGTGTGGGGCTGGAAGATGAGCCTTCAAACGTCAAGTCAGGAACAATACGCCACACATAACCAAAGTTGTGACCATCCCCAATGTCAAACTCAGAAGAAGAGATATTGGCAGTCAGGGCGGTTTGCGTACCCAGCACATAAGCATCTACACCATCTTCATGCTGCACCAATTCGCTATCGTATGTAGCGGCAACAGGGCGCGGCAACAAGCCAGAGTCCAACCAAGCAGAACGGCCTAAGTCGCCGTAAGACCATACGTTTTCTACGTAGTTGAAGATTACATAGCGGTCACTTGCGGTTGCATCTGCCGAACAGTAGAACCACCAGACTTCATTGAAGCCTTCGTTTGTCCCCGCATAGACTTGCTGAGCCTGTAAGACGTTAAAGTCACTAAAAATATAACGGCGCAAGTCGCAGTTTAATGTCTGCACACGGCCATCGTACTTGTAGAACTTATCAATTCCCATCCAGTACACCGCGCCGGAGGCAATTACAGCGGCATTAGGGCCAACGATAGACACGTTGTCAGCAATCAGTTGCGCCGTCCAAACAAAAGGTGGGCCTACGTACTGATATGAATAAATGGACGAGTCCGTGAATACCACAATCTCTTGGCGAGATTGAACGGCTGTAATAATGGCCGAACCGTGAGAAAGTTGCAAACTACCTGCTTGATTGGTAGCTTGTGGAGTCCATGTAAACGGGTCTTCTTGGTCTGACCACCGGATCAGCATTGGGTTTAGGGTAGTACTGCCATAGTCATTTGTGCCAAATACAATCACAAAACGGCTGGCATCCGAAACAATAAGAAAGTTTTGGAACAGCGGAGCGTCATCATCGCCAATATCAGCCAAATCAATACCACGTTGGGATATGCGTTGAATGCCTGATTGACCACCCGATGTTGTGATTGGCGTACCCTGAAGAGTGGTGGAGACATTAAATGTGCCACCCGTAGAGTTCACGACAAAATAAACTTGCCCTACGACCAAACCAGTGGGTAATAAGCCCGTGGTTGTCAACGTGATTGTTGTGCCGTCAGGAAACGAGAAGCCAGAAGGCAGTGTGATAACGCCGGGGGCTGCAATAGAAATGGTAATTTGAATGGCCGAAAAACCTACGTTGGCGTTCCAATAGTAAGCGCCTTGGCCACGGGGGCCGTATATTAAATCTTCACCAAAGTTTTGCTGGTTCCACAATTGCAAGGCACTAGAAGTACCGGAACCTATACCCCATGTACCGCCGCCCCATGTACCGCCGCCCCAACCAATCAAAGGGATTTGATAAGACGGCCCAGTATTAGTCTCGTATTGCGTGACGACCGTACCGCCGCCGGGAGAGCCAGAAGCATCTGTGGCATTTGCAGTGGCTGACACTGTAATGGTGTAAGTATTGTTGTCAATAAAAGTAATCTGAAACGTGTTTGCAAGCACAGCCGCCGTGATATTGCCGCCCAGAGAAGTAATGCCTGCCCCACTGTAGGTAACAAAGTCACCCCCAACGCAGCCGTGGCTGGTGTCAGAAACTGATATAACGGCTGAACCATTAGTAGCTGTGAACGGGTTTGTTAGCGTAATTGTTTTGCGGATAGGGGTGATGTCATAGTACTGACCCCCGCTCATGATGTAGAACTTGAGGTTTGTCCCAACACCAACTAAGTTTAGTGACGCAAGGGTAATCCAGTTCCACAACGAACGGCACGTGCCAAGGAATACGCCCGCTGCAAACTGAGTCCAACCGCCAATCTTCTCGGGATTGCCTTGACGAAAACGAACCTTGTCGCACTCATACCAACCACCCTCGGTGGTGTATCGAGTGTTTTCCCGATTAACTCCTGGTTTAAAAAGATATTTTGCTAATGGCATTTTTAACCAACATTGCGCTCAAAGTGAGGGCAATCCACTAAAGACTTGAAGTTGCCGCCCCAACGGTTCTTGTGATACAGGGACTCCCAATAAGCACCCAGTGGCGCTAGGATGCCTTTGTCCCAGATAATTTTGCCATCACGGAAAAAATTCAAATCTATGGCACATCGTTTCAAATGGATGGAATTCATGGTCTTGGAACGCCCCGTCTTGAAGTAAATGGCTTGCTGTTCGGGCGTACGCGCCAGTTCCCCGCCGGTCACCACAAACCCTTGGTCAGTAGCATATTGGATTAGCTTACACATGTCCAGCAAAAATGCAGCTTGTTCGGTGCTTAAACTCATTTTTTGCCTTTCATATCAGCTAGTTTCTCAATGGTTCTGCCGCCAAAATAAGCACCCATGATCAGCATACCCCAGTTACCCAGCAAAGTGACATAGGACTCGTTGGCGTTGTACCCATAGGCAGACATCATGGCAAACAAGAAATAGCCTAGAAAAATAGCAATTAGGCTCATGGGTCGGATGTTCTTGGACAGCCAAGAATCGCTGTTCATGTCTGATTTCCAACGGTCTGTGACGTTGTCGTCTTCGTTTTGAGCGGCTTTTGCAAACAGTTCCAGTTCTGCCAACTCCAGCTTGGCCTTCTCAATACCTAACTCAAGTAAGCGTTCTTCATGCTCAAACTGAAGCTGGCGCAGGTTGCTGACATCTTCTGCGGTTGGGTTGTCGGGGATCTTCACGCCAAGCGTCTGCTCGACGACTTCTTTGCCCTTGGCTTGGATGGCGCTAGATAGTAAGGTAAGCCCGTTTTGGGCTAGGCTACCGAGGAGGGAAGCGACTATCGGAATCATGTTAATCCTTCCCTGTCAGGGTTTTGATGGGTTTGTTGACTGTAGTTTTTTCTTCCAAGATGGCAATGTGCATTCGGTTCTCGGCAATTTGGTCGCGGTTGCGCTGGATTTCTTTCTCCAAGTCTTGCCGTAGCTTTTCCCTTGCTAACTCAGCACCTGTGTTACTTGCTTGCTTATTGTCTGAAGTCACCACCAAGCTGATTTTGCTGTTGAGGATGGTCACCTCATGGGATAAATTGGACAGCGCCGACATAAGGTAAACGACGCAAGAAAACAATAAAGGCAACAAAGCAAAGGTGATCTTCTCAATCAAGGCGCTCTTTGTTTCCATAGCTTGGATTTTTTCATCACTCATTTTTTACCTCACGTTTCTGTTGCTCAAGTTCTCTACGCAGTTTTTCCATCTTTTCAATCTGCTGTTTGGCTTCATGCTTGGTTTGCATAACGTCTATATACAGCATCCCGAGCAGCGGAAGCAACGCTACTATAAGCAAGCAAGCGGCAATCCAACCCACAACTATCTCCCAATCCTGTGCAAGAGGCCGAGGAGCAACCACATATATAGGAGGAATAGGATAGTCGCCAGCAGGTATGCCTGCCTTTCTCTTAGGAGCCGCTCCTCCTCTTTGCGTTGCCATGACTCATCATCCCGCTTCTTCCTTGCCTTGTCCTGCTCTATCTTGATGACATCCCGCATATCAAACACTTTGCTATACAAAGCCCCCATCTCTTTAGGAGCACCGTATACCATCGCCTCTCTGATCTCCGTCTCCAACAGCGCCATCTGGTCTTGAGCCATCACCCGCTTTAGGGCGGCTTCCATTAGGTTAGCGTCAGGGTCGTAGACGTTTTTACTCTTCTCTTCCTCTTCCCTTATGTGATCAGCAAGCTGTTCTTGGAGCTTGAAGAATTGGGACAACTGAGTAACGATGTCAGCCATGACTTGGGTTTCGTCAACGGCAACGTAGGCTTCCTTCTTTTTCGCCACAGGCTTGGGGCTTGAGGTGGACGTTGTTCCGAAGAGCTTTGCCCAGAATCCTCTGACCGCTTTGACATCTGAAGCAACTTCATCGACAGTTTTCTTAATCTCCATGAAAGACGTTTTAGCGTCTTTGTAGAGTTTGCACCCCTGCTTGATGGCGGCAACACAAGCGTTAGCGGCAAAGAGGATGCTGAGAGGATCAATTTACAGCCCCAGAAGTTTTATTGCTGTCTTTTACGACAGCGCTTGGATTTTTGCTGTCAAAGCAGCAAGTTCTGCCATGAGTTGTTCTTTGGTTGGTGCGGGGGCTGGCGTTGGGTTAGCTTGCTGGGCCAACACTGCGGCTTCTTGCGCGTCTCTTTCCGCTTCTTCTTCTGCGGTGAACGGCACTGGACCTTCCGCTGTCATGTGATGTCTTGGCATGATGTTTCCTTATGAATTGGCAATGCCGTAAAGTCGAAATTTTCCAGCAACCACATTGCCAGTATCAAACTTAAATCGAATACCTGTTAGAGCACTAGTTCCTGTATTAAGTCCCGCTCCATTTACCTTAATTAGTACACCAGTTGAGTTCATACTAGACCCCTCCCATGTAGCTTGTTTTGCAAGTGCGGTGCTGGCGGGTGAGTAAATAATCATTTTAAAGTTTCCACTTTCGTCGGCAGCATTCCCGACAGTGCCGCCTAAAACAGATAAGCTCGTTGCAGCGGAGTCTGCGCCAGCAGCATATGAAGCCGAGGCCGAAGTGGTTTCGGTAGCATGATATTTATAGCCGCTTGTAACATAGGAGCCTCCAATTTTCATTAATGCGAGTAATGGCCTTCCATCGGTTTGTGAGGTAACTCCAGACGCTATTAGTAGGTAAACATCATAAGTGCTACTAAACGTGGTTTCCACATCAACAGTCGCAGAATTAGAGGCGGTAACAGTAGAAAGAAAAGTAAGTGCGCCAGCGCTTGGAGTAGCAAAACTCAACGCGCCTGATCCATTGGTTTGGAGTACTTGACTTGCGGAACCGTCAGCAGCGGGCAGTGTGTAAGGCCGGAATACGGGTGCTCCAGCACCGCCAGAAACTACAGGCTGACCAGAAGTCCCGGCAGCCGTGTTTGCGTAGGTTGACCCGTCGCCATACGTTATACCGCCAGCGGTAGGGGTGTTGTTACCTGTAATAACTACTGGCATGATTTACTCCAATATTTTGGTTTTTGTTGCCTGAGCGATTACGTTTGAGACAACCAAGAAGTCGAGCAACTCAGTAGCACCTGCCAACTCTTTAGGCAATTCCGCTTTGACAGTAATGATCTCAGGTGCGCTGTCGTTGTCCCACTTGGTCTTCTCTGCCAGCGTCATGCCGGTGCGGAAGTCCTCAGAAGTCCAACGTCTAGCCGCCGGTGTAGGTTCAACAACAACGGGCTTGACCAAAGCGCCGTTTACCCAGCCATCACCATTGACAGCATCGTCAGGCACTTGTGTGTCGTAAAACTTGGCAACATCGGGATGGTAGATTTCGGTTGGGTTGCTATGGGCAACGTCACGAATCTTGTCGTTTTCAATCCATGCGTATTTCATGATTAGTATCCTTCGGTGTAGTAAAGAATCACGCAACCAATACCGCCAGGCCCAAGTGTTCCTGACGCACAAGAGCCACCGCCTCCAGCGATACCGCCAATGCCTCCTATTGTGCCTGAAGTGCCACCGCCACCGCCACCAAAACCACCACTACCGCCGGGGCCAGAGCCACTTGCACCGCCGCCTCCACCAATACCGCCATTGCCGCCAAGAAGGCCACCGCCACCGCCACCACCCGGCCCTCCATTTCCACCAACCGTAACATTAGATGAACAAGCTGAACCGCCTCCAGAACCTTGCAACGACCGGCTAGGAATATCTAGCAAAGTTCCAGTACCACTTCCATTCTCGGCTGCATAAATGGCTGGCGATGTTTGGTTTATTGCCCCTCTTCCTCCGGATCCTCCGGAGCCACCATTACCTCCAATGGTAGTGCCAAGGCTTATAGTCCCCGCACTAACAGTTCCGCCACCGCCTCCAGTTCTACTTGCTGATGTACTGCCAGCACCGGCAAACAACCCACCACCTCCACCAAAAACTGATCCGCCTGCATTATTGGCATCTCCTCCATTACCGCCAAACCCACCGCCGCCGCCTACACAATCCGTATTATCTTGTCCATTACCACCTCGACCGCCAGTGCCATAAGGCGAACCAGCCCCTCCACCGCCGCCTACACCGGAAGATGTCACCGTACCCCCTGCGCCACCTGATGCCGTAAATGCATTGCGTAAAGAGCTTGATGCAGTACCAGTACCACCCGCACCACCTGTAGAAGACGTAGAACTTGTGCCACCAGTAGAAGAAAGTAATGTGCCAAAAGATGATGTCCCAGCAGCAGCACCGATAGTTATTGTTGGCAAAATTTGCCCAGGGATTACATCCACAATCCCCATAGAAAATCCACCACCACCACCGCCGCCGCTTGCGGCAGAAGCCCGCCCATTTCCACCACCGCCCCAAACCATAACCAAAAGTTGGTAGACGTTTGCAGGAACTGTTTCAGTAGAGGTTGTGGCATTAATTAATTTGTAGTTTGTCCACTTTGGTGGAGCCACACGGGTTGCTTGATTTGGCGGCAACCCAAAGCCGTATAGACCTTGATTCATTAGAAGTTCCTTTCGAGATATTGAATTGCTGAACGCATTCTTGAGGCATCATCCTCAAAGTATCCTATGGCACTGTTGCATTTCATACAAAGTAACCCACGAATTTTATTGGTTTTGTGGCAATGGTCAACAAACAATTTGTATATTTTGCTTCTACCGCCACGACCTTCTGAGCCACAAATTTTGCATTGATTACTTTGAGACAACAATAACTCATGGTACTCCTCAAGAGTCATATTAAAGTCACGCTTAAGTCTGTGGGCATACGAGATTGCGGAACGTTTCTCTGGGTTATCTGCCGCCCAACGTTTTGCTTTCAGTTTAGCTTTTTCCGGATTAACAGCATATGAAGCTTTCAAAATGGTTTTCGCACATGGCTTGCATGAATATTGAAATCCATCTTTTGACTTTGCTGACTTGTGAAACATATCTCTCGACAACGTCTCCTTACAAGTCTTACACTGCTTGTCCGTCATAATTAAAAGTCGCCGCCATAAGCCGTTACTCGAATACCTGTCTGAGCTACCGAGGTGGCGGCTCGTAAAGAATAGCCCGTTGGCAATGTCAACGGCATAATGTTTGCATTACCATTACTCGACAAAAGCGCTGTAAATGCTGGCGCTGTTGTGCTTGAAGTAATCGCAAGCACCGGCACTTGATTCCACAAGATGTAGTTTGTGCCATCGTAGACAAACAGATTGATAAGACCAGCCACAGTCGTTGCTACACCTTGAATATCAATGTAGTCAATGCGAGTGCCAGAAGCACCAGCCGTGACAATCGTGCCAACAGTTGTTGGCGCAGTCAAAGAGGTATCTGCCGTTGTTAAAGTTGCCGACCCGAATTTCGGGGTCGATGCGTATTGTGCCGAGGTTGACATTTTTTACTCCTTAAATTAGTGCAATTGAAAAAGAATTCATCGTTGGCGCTGCTGCTGGCCCTTGATACTGCGTTACAAAACCTTGCGCTCCACCGCTAACAGATGTCCAAGTAGGCGCTGAACCAGACCCAGACGAAGTTAGCAGTTGACCGTTAGTGCCATAAGATGGGGAAGAACCCACACCTACCGCGCCGTTTGCGGCTAACGTAACAGAGGGCGTTGTTCCGTTGATTTGAAGTTGTAGTGTGCCATCAGTATTGCCGGTGCTAACTAGCGCCGTGCCTGATGTTATACCTGCTGCAATAGTACTCATGTTTTACCCCAGTGCGTTAATTTTTGCTGTCAATACTTGCAACTCTACAAGCAATTGTTCTTTTGTTAGGGCAGGCTTAATTGGCTCAACATAAGCCGCCGCCCGAGCTTCTAACTCGGAAATTTCTTCAGCCGTTAAATCAACTTGCGTGATTTCACCGGTACTTACGTTACATACTGTTCTGTGCATGATAATTCCTTAGATATAGGCAATGTTAATTTCGCCACCATCAAACGTGTTAATGCCGTCTCTAGTACTAATTCTTAATTGAGTAAGTTCGGCTGATAATGATTTTTCACCGGCATTCCAAAACATATTACCAGCGCCCGCCCCTGATCCAGACATCATGCCTGTTGCAACCCACTTATATGTAGAGGCATTTTCAAGTGTAAATACAACTGATCCAGAAAGTACTTCGTCAGCTATAAGTGAGCAAATAATAAATCCTGTAGTCGAACTTGTCTGGCCAAGAGTAGGGTTGATGTATGAAACTCCTGATGATAGATAGCCGGTAGTTTCTATTCCACCAGAATCACCGAGTTGTATTTGTTTAGGATTTGTTCCGTTTGTGGAAACTATTGAAAAGTTCACAATTATCTGTTTGGTTCCAGCAGGAATCCCAGTAAAGTCAAATGAAGTGCCGGAGGTTGTGGCAACTGGGGTTCCAAGAGTAAATCCAGAAGACACAGTTGCCCAAGACGGAGCCGAAACACCATTACTTCGCAACAGTTGCCCAGAAGTTCCAGCCGCAGAAAAACCTGTTGCTCCAGCACCAGATTGATACGGAACAGCGCCAGCCACACCGCCGGTCAAGTTTGTTGCCGTAGTTGCAGAAGATGCAGTTCCGCTGGCTGTCGTTAAAACAGTGCCGCTTGTTGCAGGCAAAGTCAGGACTGTGGAGCCAGACACCGCTGGTGCTTGTAGTGTTACAGAACCTGATGTGTCGCCTGAGATTACTAATGAACTCATGTTTTTTCCTTAAATAACAGCCCAGCGCTGACCAGAAGTAACTGTAACAGCATAGCCGCTTGAAATTGTGATCGGTCCTACTGAAAACCCGTTTGTTCCGGCTGCAATTGTATAGTTGACGGATATTACATCGTTATTAATAATGATGCCACCACCAGCACCTGAAACACTGCCACCAGAACTAGTCCATGACAAGACACCAGAGCCGTCTGTTGCCAAAACTTGATTGGCCGAGCCATCGTTATCTGGAAGCGTAAGAGTTACGTTTGTTGCGAGGGCGGCTGGCGCTTGAAGGGCAATGTAATTGGTTCCGTTATCAGTATCTTCAAATAAACGAATAGCAGCGCCAGAAGCCGATGTGCCCTCAACAGAAATAACTCCAGAGAACACGCTTGAAGAAATATTGACAAAATCACTACCATTCCAAGCAACTAAAGCCTTAGTGCCAGAAGAAACAGTAACGCCAGTCGTTGGGCCAGAGCCGCGAATAACGATAGAGCCAGTACCAGCATTAATAACAATATAGGCTTTGCTCTGGGCGGGGGCTGTAATATTACGTGTTGTCGCGCCGTTACTGGCTGTCCACAAAATGACCGCGCTCCGTGCTTGGTTAGCCGCGCCGTTGGTTGTGGAAAGAGTTACATCCGCATTGGCAGAAAGTGTCGTTGTCCCCGCAACCGCCGAATCAATAAGACTTGTAATTGCGTCATTGACCGCAGCGCCCCAAGTACCTTGCAGGTCACCAGTAGTTGGCAGCGCAAGGCCAAGAAGTGGGGAGAAGTTGGTTGTTGCCATTTCTTATCCTTAGAGAACGAGCCAGCGCTGACCGCTACCAACCGTAAACGATGAGCCGGAACTTATAGTCACTGGGCCTACTGACATGCCACTTTTACCTGTTGTCATAGTGTATGTGCCTGTTAACGTTGTGTAATTTTCTACCACTACGCCATTGCCGTTAGCAAATGTTGCAAATTCTGCGGGGTAGGTTACAAAAACGTCTTTATCACCAGCAGAAAAATTTAACGCTGATGGCTGTGTGGCTGAACTATTGGACAAAACAGTTGTACGAGCCAACGTTGTACCAGAAGATGCGTACGTGCCAATACCCACTTCCCACTCGTTACCTGTTTGGGATGCAATGGTGTAACAGGTTGTGTTGGTATTACCAATTACGGCAAAAGATTGAAACCCTGTGGATGCACCAAGCAGAGTCACCGTCCCCGTACCAGTCGTGCTAGTGGTTTCTTTTACTCGATCTGCTATTACAAAGGCCATCTTTAATCCTTACACCGTCATTGCGACATTTTGCCAGTTTGGCGTCTCGCTGTCATCAATTGTTGTCCAATAAAAATAATCCACCGTACCAACCTGACCTCTTGCCGATACACCAGATATTGCCACAGTTATTACAGCCAGCGGAGTACTCACTAAACCGGTCGCCACTACCCCATCTTCAGTTGGGTTGTTAGTCTCAGTGACATCCCCCACCGCGCCAGCGGCTTGAACACCGGAAATGTCAAAACCTTTTCCAAAACCTACTGTACCAACCTCACCCGATGCTTGAACTCCTGTAATCGCTACCGTAACAACTACGGTATAGACTACCGTACCCACCGCGCCAGAAGCCTGAACCCCCGTAATGGCGACAACAGTCGTCCGCCCCGCAAGGGAGGCAAACGGTGCTTCAGCGAATGCGGAGATTCCAAACATGGCTACTCTAGCGGGTTACCCCGCCAGTCCTATTAGGTTGTAGCCAAGCGGATCAACGCAGTCGTTGTGGTATTAGCTGGCATCGTCAACGTAAACGTACCAGCCGTGATTGTTTGCGACCCAAATGTGTGAACACTAATTGCCTTGTTTGATTGTGTAGAGTTGTAAATTAACACTGCATCAAATGCGGTAGTCAACGTTACGGCGGTGTAGGTAATTGAAGCCGACGGGGTAAAGAACGCCACGCCAGCAGTTGCCGAAGCGTTAGTCGAAGTTGGAGCCGTAGCGTTTGTTACCGTCACCCCACCAGCCGTATAGCCAGTACCCGACACTTCACCTGTTACCGTGTACACAGTGGAAGCGGCATTCATTGTTGCTGATGCCAAGTACAAAGCAGCTTTGAGTGTATCTGTAGTTGGTGAAGTTAAACTGGTGCGCGAAACAAGCGTTGCAGTGCCAAGTTGATGCTCACCAAGCATAAGCTGGCTCATAAACGAGGTGCACATTGATTGCGTATTTGCCATGATAGTTCCTTAAAAAGATGCCACTGAACTTGTGAGCGTTACTGTTTTCTTCAATTGAACATGCGCCGAACGGTGGACAAGTTCTCCCTCTAGCCAATACTCGACCCAAGTTGTGTACTCATGGTCATTATCGAGTAAACCCTCTTTTTTCTCAAGTAGAGTCTCGTCCATTTCGCCTTTTGTTGTAGTTACAAGTGCCATGTTTTTTCCTATACAAGTCTAATGAGTGCGGACGTGCTGGTGTTAGCAGGCATCGTTACGGTGAAAGTGCCAGTTGACGTTACGTTATTCCCAAAGTCCAAAACGCAGACCGCGCCGGTTGCACCGGCCTTATAGATCAAAGCCCCACGAGCAGTGATTGCACCAGTCCAAGACGGGTTTGAGAAATTAACAAAGATGGTGCTGCCGCTTGGGTCAAGTGCAGTACTGACCGTGGCAGCTACTATCGACCCTCCAGCTACATAATTGCCGCCTGAAGCCTCACCGTCAGTAGTGTACGCCGTTGTCAGTTGGTTCAATGTAGCCGAGTTTGTGTACAGCGCCAAACGAAACGTATCCGTTGCAAAGTTCAACGTCCCGTTGATCAGCCCAGTGCGCAACGTATTGCAGGAGAAGTTACCTGTAAAAGCCATCAGGTCACCGCCTGTCTATATTGACCAGAACGATACGCATCCTGTCTCTCCATGCCATCACCAAGGCGTTTAGCTTGTGCAAGGGCTTCTTTGTACTTACCATCGTAAATAGCAAGGAGGTCTGTCTCACCCTTCATGTAGGTGTACGCCTCAACCAGTGAGCCATATAAGAGCACCGTGTCAAAGTTATCCCCCAACCATGAAGTGCCGTTTGCGTTATCCACTGTAGCTACAGAAACAGAAAACCCAGTCCCTGTGCCACCAATATTGGCTGCTGCTGCCGACAGCGCATCGCCTACTTTATATAAACACCCGCCGTTACGAAGAGCAACCGCTGTCACAGCGCCGCCACTTACGGTGATATCCGCATAAGCCGCAGAGCCACTACCGCCAGTCAACTGCACGTTATAGTACAAACCATTGGTGTAACCAGAACCGCCTGTAGGTGCCCCTAAAGTTGAGATTACCGCTTGCACGATAGACACAGGATAGTAGTAAAAATGAAGTTCTACCGTGTACACCGCATCGGGTGTTGGGCCAAGCAAAAACGTCAACTCATTTGTAATTGCGTTACCGACAATGGCTGGGCCAAACAATGCGTAGTATTTAGGAGCGCCCACATCTGTAGTGGGATTTGGGTACGCCGCACGGATATAATTCACATCTTTGTTCAGCAAGTACTCGTAACTACCATCTGCGCCAATTACCGCCAAAGAATACGTAGCTAGGTAGTCGTTTGGAGCCTGAAGATATTTATTACCAGACTGAACGTTGCCCGTCATATTTTTACGCAAGAACGGAAACTGCACCGTGTTGTAGACACGCTGCTCTGCTTGTTGAATGAAACGGTTAATCTGTTCAGTAGCTGTTTCTGTCGATCCGTTGGAAACGGTGAACTCCGGAAAAGTATTTTCCGTGTACGACTGAATGTTGTTGAACAGTTGCGAGTAATCCATATCAAGCCATCGGGCCTCTTGCCATCACACCCTTGGTAGCCGCGCCAGTACCGCGAATCTTGATACCTGTTGTCTTTGGTTCTTTGTATGGATCACGACTGATGTTACCAACAGACATGTTTACATCATTAGCAGTCAAGCGGTTACCGCCGTCATAGCCATTATTCTTGATGTCTACACCAGACTTGCCATCCATAGTGTGGGGCGGTGCGTAGACTTTGGCATCACCAACTTCTTTACCCATTACTTTTTTGCTGAACTTGGCCATATCAAGCTCCTTTTTTATAGGTGAAAGAAGACTTCTTCTGATTCGCCACTTTGGCCAAACCACGACCCAACTGCTTCATTTGCAGATTGGTTTTGCCGCCTTTGGCTAATTTAGTCATTGGTTGACCAGGATGTAGCTTTTTCTCGTGCTTACCCACAGCAGCTTTAATCATTTTCTTGTCTTGCGCTTTATCCATCTTCATGTCTGCTTTTGCGTCATCATGTTTCATTTCAAGCTCCTAAGTTACGCTTACCGTTACTGTACCAAGTTCTACTGTTAATACCAAATTATTTGGCGTTAAAAGAGTGTCAAACCCACTTGCTCCACCAACGGGGTTGTATCCCCACTGAAAGACCCGACTACCCCCTTCTGGGTATCCAAACCCATCTTGAGCTGTGCTGTTGGTCTGCAAAATCTGTAGACCACTTTGGCCAGACACTATGTAGCTCACATCAGGGCGCGGGTCACGTACTGCTTGCGGATCGTTGACTGGGTACATACCCAACTGCAACTGCGGCTGATCCGGATCCCAGCACGAGGGGCACACCTTGATATTGTATGGCTTGGTCTTGACGATCTGTGTCTTTAATTCCTTGAGCATGTACCTCTGCGAACATCTATCGCATTCAGCAATTGCATGTTTGCCTGATGCAAATTTACTAGGCATAGAACATATTCCTTGGCACGAATCTCAACGGAGAGGTATCGCGGTCTTCTGACTGGGCTAGGTCCCACTGCTGCTCATACTCTGCCTTTAGACCCATTACTCGCTGGGGGTCAACATTTGGCAGCTTCATGCTCAACAGATAAGCCAACCCGGCCACTATGCAGGGGATAAAGCGGAACGGAATATCTTGCACCGTCACGCCCGTACCAGCATCCTGAATGCGGCGCATGCGGTAATACACAAACATGTACTGGTCACCAGGGGCATTAGGTGTAGGCCACACGTTTATGGCAGGTAGGTTCTGCACGGTTATGGCTGCGCCAGTAGTATGCGCTGCGGCAGTCGTGTAGTTTTGCCCACGGGCACAGTTAAGTAACTGATTGTTTACAGGATCTATGTTGGGGTAGCTGATTGTTTCGTTATCAATCTTGATAAACCCAGCGGTAGTAAGTTTAGAAACATTTGACACCGTGATTGTGGTGGCTGTAGATGTAATAGTCCCGTTAAGTGTAGCCGTAGAAAGGTTTTCTTGGCCTGATTGGCGGTTGTACCAAACTTGAATTGGACGACCCTGTGCCAGCTTGTTTGGCAGACTCATGTACGTGGATTCAGAAATGCCGCTAATGTTGATGTCACTCTGGTTAGACGTGGCGTTGCTTTGGCGGATTACCATGTCTAGGAGGTTGATTGTGTCTGTAGGCATGGGGTAGATAGCCTGACCCGTCACCATAGGAATCTGGCCCTGCTCTACAGTCCAGAAGTTCAAGCCACGGTTTGCCCACTCAATCGTCAACAGGTTCAAAGACCGCCGCGCTGTGCGGAAGTTATAGCCCGTGCGAAGTTCTTGACCGCAACGCTCAAACGCCTCTTAAATGAGGTCGTTCATGTCGAGATCAAAGACTGAGGTGCCGGTGGTCTTAGCCATTATCTATACCCTGCTGTTTTCTTTGCGATGGTTTTAGGTTGTGCTACGAACTGCTTCCCTTTAGCTTTGCCAGCACGTTTTGCACGTGTTGTCGCAGCGTACTCAGAAGCGCTGAGACTTTTGATCGCAGCTTTTGGAAGGTATCGCTCACCTGTGTCAGAAGATTTTTTACCACTTTTAGTTGTCCAATCTTGTTTACCCCAGTCCTTTAGGGATTGCTGTGGCTTTTTAATCACGATACCCACCACCAGCCGCCTTGTAGCGTTTGGCCATGACCTGCGCTTTTCTTGCGCTCCACTGCCCTGCACCCGTGCCAACGATTGCCGCAGCTTTTACACTGTTGAAAATACGTTTGCGTAGTTCAGGCTTGGTGTAGTTACCAGCAGCATTTACTTTTGACTTTACCTTACCACCCTCTTTGTACTCGGTGAAGTCAGTGTCATCCCGTCGGGCCTTTTCAGTACCTTTGGGCATTTTTGAGGCGCGGATTGCGCCCATACCACGGGAGGCCATCATTTTTTTACACCTTTAACTTTTTTGGCTAGAAACAATTTGTCAACCATCTCTATCCTCTGAGGTTTGGTCGTCACCTTGTTAATAATACCCAGCCGTTTAGGCTTACTCGCACCGTAAAACCCAGCCTTTTTTAAAGACTTAACTACACTAGCTTTGGGTTTTGCGGTTGCCATGTCAGCACATCCCGCCGTTTTTCATGGTGATCATAGTGCCGCGAGTCTTGCCTTTGACAGCGCAACCATCAGCACGGCTGGAGGCAGAAGAAACCTTACCGCCCTTTTTCATAGACGCGCCCATTTGCTTTTTACGCTTTTCCTCTTCATCGCCCGACTGTGCGTCACGCGAAATTACGGCAGGCAAAAGCCCAAGGCCACCAGCCGATGCCAGTTTACCCATCATGCCTTCGCCAGTAGCAATACCAGCGAGTGGAGATATATCACCGAGTTTCATAGTTAGCACATCTTTCCACGAGTTTTACCCCGTTGAGCAATACCGTCTGCACGGCGAGAGGCCGAAACAGAACCACCTTTTTTGTAGCTCATGTCAACTTCTTCCGGCATAAACGGTTTTTTGTTATAGGTCGCGCCTTCAGTAGTTTTTGGAGCAGAAACGGGGGGCGTATATCTTGGCTTGTAGTTCTTCATAGACTCTTCTTTTTGAGCCGTTCCCAAACTACGTGTAGCAGATTCGCTAGCTTCTTTGATCTTGGATTTTGCCAAATCAGAAGTCCCGCTACCAGCGGTCTGTTTAGCATTATCCAAATACGCCGCCATTTCTTGTTTCTTTTCAAGCTCAGTGGGGACTTTATTTGCGGAATCTGCGTCCTTCATTTTGGTGTTGTACTTCTTTCCACCAAACTCAAATTCTTTATCGCCAGCTTCACGAGCCGCACGAAATGCTTTACCAAATGCGCTTGTTGCCATGATTTATCCTTAACAGTATTTTTTAGCGCTACCGCCAGATTTCATAGTAATCATCTTGCCTTTGGTTTTACCCTTGGACTCGACACCACCGCCTTTGGCGTAAGCCATGCCGCCGCCCATCATCTTCTTCATGGCGGAGTCTTTCATCATCTTGCCGTCGGGCATCTTGTGCATACCTGCCATGCCACCCTTTTTCATTTTGCCTTCGCCATCTGCGGCAAAAGCTGGTATTTTTTTACCGTCTTTCATAACCATAGGCATGCCACCACTAGCCATGCCGCCTTTTTTCATGCCCATCATGGATGTATTGGCCATAGGAGTAGGCTTCTTCATGCCATCCTTAGCAGTGCTCATACCTTTTTTCATCACTGGTTTACCCATTTTTGTAGCCATATCACCACCTCTTTTAAAAGTTTTGCCTTTATCGGCGTTTGCAAAATCCTTACCCACGGTCTGTGGGACTCCGACTTTCTTGGCAAATGCTGGATTGTTAGCCACCGCCGCCATGAAATTGTGTTGTTTCTTACTTGTGCTCGGCATCGTCTTTCTTGCGGTTAAAAAGCTTCTTGACGGTTTCAGTTTCGTAGATACGAATAATCATCCACACAATGGTCAATATTCCGCCAACAAGCGCCACAACTGGAGTCATCCAGCCCATGAAACCACCAAGCCCAACAACCACAGCAGCGCCATCAGTCATTGCTTTTATGTCGTTATTCACGTTTACCTCAACAATTCCAAGCCCGTAGGCTTTTGTTAATCCTCGAATCTGGATCCCTTGCGGTTTCGGCGCTCGTCAATTTCGCT